CTTCCAGCAGGATCTTTTACTGCCCTGAAGAATGTACTCACATATGGATCTACCTGACCAAAGACAATAGTAGATGGAGGTGCTGCAAACATGGCAGCATTAAGAGCACCCTCCCATCCGTCTGATGCCATGACCCCGCCATTTTCTCTAGCCTCATGAGCCATGGCAGATCCACCCAGTGTTGCAAATGCTCCCACAAGTTGACCGCCAACCTTAGCTACAGTTTCACTGGCACCCTCCGGGGTAGGGCCTTCCTTTATTGCAGTACTGACATCTGCCACTAGATCTTCATACTTGACCCATCCAACAACATCAGGATCTACACCCTTCCTTCTGCCAGTCTCTTCTGTGTATCTGGTGACCACAGGGTCTTTAGACCAATATTCCTGTAGCTCGCCATTAGGTGAGACAATCCTTTCATCTAGATTGTCTGGATCTTCTATCCATAATGGTGTCGTAGCACTAAGAACGTATCCCTGATAACTTAACTCTCTCTGTCTTTCCCTGATAGCGCTTCTATTATCAGGATCAAGAATGATTACTTCATCTGGAAATGTCTGTTTCTTTTGCCTACGCCCAGAAGTTATAAATCTAAATCTGTATCCCTTATGGCCTTTGTCATCAAGTTCTTTTTTAATCTGATCTCGTGACTTATTAATAAAGACAGCAAGATCTCTACCATCTTCTGTTTTATATGATCCGTCTGCCTGCCACGATGCAGACTGCCCTTCTGTTTCTTTAAGTAATTGCCTTGCTTCCTCTCTGGATTTCCCAGAAATAATTGCAGTTATATCATTGGCTTTGTCCGTTCTGGGACCCGGAAGAAGAAGCTGGTTCCATCCTGTATCTGTCCATGGTAAAAGCCCTCCTCTTCTATCCTGCGGTCTGGTTAGGGCAGATTTCGCCTCTACGCTATAGGAAGCGGCATCTTCAAGAAAAAGGGACATCTCGCTCCCTACAGAGCTTAGAAGGTTCTTAGTAAAATTTACAAAGCCAGTATCGGGTACGTCTACTCCACCCCAAGGCTGGTCAAACTTTAATTTGCCTTCACTTATTGCCCGCAGTCCTTCGCCTATTGCCCCTGCTCCTCGCAGGATATCTGAGTATGGACTACGAAAAGGAAGTTCTCCAGAATAGATGGACTCTATAATAGATCGCCATCCCCTATTTTTAGCCCAAGATTCTTTTAGCTCACCGGGATAGCGTTCTTCTGGCTGAAGCATTAGAAGTAAATTTCACGTGTACGGGGATTAAACATCGAGGAGTATTCACCCCTCATCTGGGGCGGAAGAGAGGTGTATCTTTCATTCCATGGACTGGTTGTATCTGTACCCATACCGTAATTACTAGAAAGGTAACCAGCAAAAGTCTCGCCCTCATCAGGGATTACACCCTGACGAAGCATACCTCCGAGTGACCCAAGATATTCATTATAAATATTCTGGAACTGGTTCTGATAATACCTCTGCTGGTTAGGAGCACCCCATTCATCGGAGTAACTGTAATAAGCAGCCTGAGGACTTTCCCCCAGTATAGCTGAAGGAATATCCATATACGCAGAATATGGATTATCAGAAACTGGTGCATATGGATTTAATTCATCAGCCATTATCTAATCCTGATCTTTCCTAATAATGCCCTCTATAAGGGGGATCTGCTGGTTGCTGGCCTGCCCCACTAACCGGAACATCTAAGCCAAACATATTCCATAAACCGGGAGCCCCTGCAAGATAACTGGGCGTTGCTGCTGTTCTTGGCTGTAATGCCCATTGGTCATATAGCCTCTGTAATATAGCACCTGTTTCACGCTGCAATGCACTGGGAGTTGCCGTCATTATAGGTGCCTCTGCCAATGCCTGATGCCTAGCCAGTATTGTCGCTTCGCCCTCTTCAGTAGATGCGGGACCAAATCTTTCCTGAATCGTACCTATAGGGCCAATTGGATCATCCGCTCCTCGTACTGGAAGAGCTTGACCTAACATCGCTTCGACATCCATAGCCCTCTGCATCCATCCTCTAGATGATAGAGGGTTATAACCTCTATAACCCGGATCCATTCCTATCCTTGCAAATTGACTTTCACCACCATCTCTCATGCCAGTAAGGAACTCTGCATATGGATTAAATCCTGACCTCGTTGGAGAGTAACCGGCACGAACAGCAGGAGCAGTTTGATACTGCATCGCTGCGAATGGCTGTTGTTGACGCATAACAGATCCTATATATGGATTGGTATATCCAGTTGGATCGGCAGTACGCATAAAATTAGCCATCCAATTACGATATGTAGCATCCATCGGCGGTGCAGATTCAAGGCCACTTGTCATAAGGGCTTCATAGAGATCAGGTTGCGCTACAAATGGTGCGAAGGACGTTATTGCCATCTTATTATCTCCTTACTTTATGAAATCACGATAATGCCCTGTATAAGGGGGGTCTGCTTTTTGTTGCCTTGTGCGATAATTATCAGGAAGAAGCCCAAAATAATTATTCTGGTCCACATACTCAAGCCATCCTACTCCGGCTGGCCTGTTTGGGTCAACCTCCCATATATCATGCATATTCCCTAGTATGGCAGCTGTTTCCTTTCTTAATGCACCGGGAGTCTCCTGTATTATAGGCAATGCTGCAAGGGCCTGCTGGTTCATATCGGAATTCGGGCTGTCTAAGTAACTATTTCTCCATCTAAAGTGTTGTAGGTCAGCATCACTGTATTTACCTGTTACAAGATGTTTTTTCCAAGTATCTTTTGATATTACATCTATAACATCATCTATTGTATCAAGCAGATTGGTTCCTATCAGTGGAGTATAATTATTCATAAATTCCTGATAGGGATTTATATTGGGATCATTATCAACTGACCAATCAAATTTTTTACCTGTAGGAAATTCGTTTACACCACCACCTGACAATCTGGAACCCCAAGGATTATCTTCTGTACCCTGAAGAAGGAACTGGGAATGGGCAGTCCTTTGAAGAGGATCACTGCTTAACCCCTGCTGCAACATCCATGAATACGCCATAGGATCGCTGATTTTCATATTGCGAATATGATTTTTCCACATTGGAGACCAGCCAACATTGGAAATGCTGGCAGACGGAATTATATTTCCATCTTTATCTATGCCATACGGTCCTGCATTTTCTTTTATTTTCTGCTCTGTTGTTTTCTCTTCTTCAGCAGTTAGAGAACTAGTACGCAACCCAAGATCTTTTTGCCATGTTTTAACTACTACATGATCGTCATCAAATATTTTATCCCACCAACTATCTACTGTAGCCTGTAAATCGCTAGCAGTATCTGACAACTCTCCGGCTCCGAGAATCCCCAGAGTGTCCTCCATCAATATTTTTCTTACAGCATCTCTGGCTTGCCAGTTTAGTGTTAGATAACTATCACGATGTGCTTCATACCTTTTTTTCAGGTCCTCAGATTTAGGCTTTCTTCCTGTCAACCCTGGATCTTCTGGAGGGCCGGGGGAAAAAGTATCTAGGTCCTCTGGCTTTAGATCAAATATTGCCTGAGTATCTGTAATATCAATACCAGACGGATCTAACCAAGCGAGGGCAGGAACAAGGGAGTAAATATTGCCGGTATACCGTTCTCCTGTACGAGGGTTTATTTCTTTGTAGTCTAAAAGTATATTTGCATAGCCATCAACAAAGTTACCTAGATCTTTATCTTTAAGCCACTTCTCTTTTAAGTCTTGTATGGCAGCATCACGATCAAAAGGCACCTCGTCTACAGGAGGTACTTCTTCAGTTACTTCTTCTTTAGTAGTAACCTCTTTACCCGCATCTCGGCCTCTAGCTTTGATATCACTAAATATAGGATCTTTCACTTGTTTTGTTATACCCTGTGCCTGCTGAACATTTTTTAGAACATTGTCAAGTAGATCCTCTATAGAAGCTTCTTTCTCAGTATCAGTCATAGTAGGAGCAATTACCTGACGTAATGTATCTTGGGGCTTCATTGATAGAGAGCCGGAGAAAGAGCCTACAGGCTCGGGAGTCATAATGTCAGAAAACCTTGCCATCTTTGTTGTGTGCTCTTCACCCGAACTTATGACAATATCACTTGATATAACCTTGCCCCTCTCATTGGTTTCAGAGAACTTAAATCCATAAGGAGTTCGGCTTATAATATTCCACATAGGCATATTATTCTGTTGGCCCCATCAGACCTATCCTTCTCAATCTTTCATTCACATCCTGTGCTCCCGGCCTTGGAGATCCGGGTGGGACGTTAGGTCCTGCCTGTGGCGTTGGAGTAGGCGGTGGCACTCCCATCATGGCATTTGGCATAACCATTGGGTTAGCAGTTGGAGGACCACCCTGTGCTCCGTTCTGGGCTCCGTTCTGGGCTCCGTTCTGCCCTGCTGCCGGACCCTGTGGCATCATACTCTGTGCTCTCATCATATTTTTCTGCATAAGTAGATGCATAAGCTCACCATAATAGAACTGTGCAAGATCAGATCTTCCACGATTCTCAGTTGCCTGAAGCAGAGACCATAGGGATGCTTCTGGCAAAATCCTCTCTGCCATCTGCTCTTTGATCGAATCCTCAATTGAGTCTGCATCCTGCAGTCCAAGTATCTTATCCCTGACATATATATCAGATAGCAGTGGAGTAGGTCCGTCCCTTGCCATCTGAGCCATTGACATGCGGGACATATCATCCTCAGGCAGTCGAGAGACAAGAGTTATCTCAGGCATCCCTGCCATCTGCATCCCCTCAGGGTCAACGGCTTCATTGAAAAAAGCACGGTTCCTGTCTCTGCCACTTACATTAATTGGATCATATACTCCTGTTATGTACTGGTCACATATAAGTAAGGATATCTGTGTGTAGGCATCTTCCATAGCCCTAACTCTTGGGCTGAGTACACTGTCTATTCCCTGACGCAGAGTATTGATTGCAAAGCCACTTAGCTGGAACTGAAGGTCTCCGTATACCGTGTGGGGTATTGAGCCACGCTGCATCTCACCAGAGACAAGTCCCATATAGGCACCTGTCTCACGTGCCACTTCCATCAAGCCCAATGGCTCAATAGATTCCCCTTGTGCAAGAGCCACTTCAGCGCCTGCCTTATATGGATCTTCATCAAGAGTCTTCTGACCATCACGTGAAGTGATAGTCATGCCTTGCTTCCTTGACCGTGCAACCATCTCCATCATGACTGACATGGTGAAGTTATGCTTGTCATAAAGTTCACGGTTCGCAGCAAAGACAGACTCACCGTAATCTGCAACTGTATCAGTGATAGCTGACTCGTTTAGATTCTGTATCAGTGGCTGTGGTCCGACCATCCCTATGAATACAGGGACCCTGTCGGCACCATGTGGGGTAGCTGCTTTAAGTATGGTATCTGCGGTACAGACTATATTATGCTCTTCATCATAATAGTCATATATATCTACAGGAACTTCTTTGTCCTGCTCATCAAGGGAGATTCCGTACTGCTGAAGTATCTGGTCTTTTGTCTTCTGTATCTTATAGCATGCCCACGCAAGCCCCTCTTCGCCCTCTCCCCAGTATGTGTGCATGATATCCCAAGGAGTTATATCAACTTGAGTTCTGTCCTTGGAGTCTATGTGCAGTAGAGCCCTGCCAGCATACCATCCCCTCAGGGCGACATACCAAGATAACTGTTCCCTGAGAGAAGGCTGGAGCCTTCTCCGCAATCTTTCATCAGCTGCCCTCATGATGCCTATCAGGAATTTCTCCTTGGCATCATTCATCTCACGCATCTCTCTTGGTTCCTCGATATTGGGAATCCTGATAACAAGCTCTGCGCTTGAGAGCCAAGAGATTACTTTGTCTGCATATGTCCGGGGTTCATTGGAGGTATAGGACTCGTATCCATCTCCTGCATCATATGGACGCATAAGATAGATATCGTAATCCTCCTGCATACGCTCTCTGAAGGAATAGGTGGACTCATGGTGCGCTTCCACCAGATCAACTATTGCATCGGCTGTTTTTCTCACCAGTACTTCACCTTTATCTTCTGTCGGCTGCCAGCATAGCTGTATCCGAAGTGATAGACAATACCGTAGATAAGAGCCTTGACCCCGTGATTATACTTGTCTTCCGGCACATTTCCAACTATATTTCCGTCCCTGTCCATCTTCCATTTATACGCTCTGGTCTGTCCGTCAAATGGATTGGGCACGGCACCAAACTCCGATAGCACCCCACGGCATGATGCATCTATCTTTAATCTTGGATACCTAGTTATGGGATCTACCTTGAGGAAACTCTTCAGCCTTTCCGTCCCGTCATTTATTGGAACCTTCTGGGACGCAAGGTAAAGTCCTGTCTTGGCAAGCCATACTTCCGCAGGGGCAGGCATCGCCTGATGCTGTGTCCCCGCTACGTCTATAACTCCGTACTGGACATCCTTCCACCACGGCTTGCCCTGAGCTTTCTCTATGATCTCCTCTGTGACAAGTCCTGTCTCGTATATCTCATCAAAGACACGGATGTTATCGTCTATGATCTGGACCGCTTCAAGAGCATAACCGCCAGCGTAGCCGGGATCAATCCATATATGCACAGGTTGCTCAGGTTCGTAATTAACCTCGCCGGAGTGTATGGATGCCCGGAAATCATTAAATACCAATCCTCTAGGTGGTACTGGCTTCCCCTCAATGCGCTCCATAAAGAAGTCATCACTGGAAATAGCCTCCAATCTTTTTATCTCTGGATCATCCCTGCCCTCAGGATATAGGTAGTGGTTTGAATAACTGGGAAGAGAGAAGCTCTGCTCATCACCTATGCCGGACTCCCAAGATAAAAATGTCTGGGGATACCAGCCAAGGGAACTCTCAAACGTACCGCCGAGAAAGAACCATCCCTTTCTAGGGGCGCATCTGCCACGAAGCCTGTAGAAGGTTTCCAGATCAAGCTGCGATGCTTCGCACCCTATAATCCCATTGGGTGCTCTCATAGCAAGCGTCCTTGGATCTTTGGCTGACTTGGTCTCTATCCTAGTACCGTCTGCCAGTATAATCCTTCCGGGGTCCACACGCTTTGTGACCTCTGCAAGGATTCCCATCTTAGCAAAGTCTGCAGTGAGATACTCGAACTCCGCCCTAGTCCTCTCGTAGTCAGCAGCCACCAGCCAATAGAGACCCGGACTGTCGTCATGCATAAACTTCTGAAGAAGAAACTTGGCAGCAACCATGCTCTTCCCCGCCTGCTCCCCACCAGCTACAAGGATAAACCTTTTGTCCGAAGAAAGAATATTCTCCTGAAGATCCGTGGGCTTAAACCCTACAAGATCATACACAGCCTCTCTAACAGAGGTCATGCATAGGACCCCTTCTTCTTCTTCCTTGAAGACGACATGGACTTGCCTGACTTGCTTGCGTACTTCTTAGCAGCTGCCCTACCCTTGGAAGTATAGGCGAAATGCCTCTTGCCAACTTTAGGCATAACAAACCCCCTTTAATTTAAACTAAACATTCGGGTGGAACTTCTGCCTGTGACTTAGCTCCGCATCTAAGAGGGCCTGCAGTTCCATCGAACTTAGATCAATCTTATCACGATACTCCTTTATCCACCTGCACAACCTGCACCCCGCATCATTCCCCATCCAGTAGCTTCATCCCAAGAGCTATGATACCACCCAAAGCCCCGGTGACAACAGCAATGTATTGATCTCCATCCATAAAAAGGGCAACTATAGAAATAGCAGCAAGAGATAATATAGCCAGTATAATCTGAGGTCTTATCTTATTAAAGAATTCCATAATAATTAATTATATATAATATATAT